GGGGAGGGTCATTCGACGGCCAGCAGCCCACGAGGGTCCACGACCGTTCGATTTCACCATCGGGTCCGAAGACGAACAAGGAACCTTGCCGCTTGTAGTTGGCGGCGCGTCCCACGATTCCGGTAGTCGGGTCAAACACCAGACGACGCCAGGACATGAAAGCATTGTGGACTTGCGCATCAACGTAGTCCCTGATCGACAGGGAGGCTTCGTCTACCCGTGCCGGTCCAGCCACCTTGCGCTCCTCGTTACGGAATGGGATCGTGATGGGGTCATTGGAAATGCCGGGGAGCGTGAACGTCGATATCGCGAACGACATATCCGTGCTGATGTTCTGAAATTCCACGTCGAAATGGTTTTGACGCTGCGGTTCAAAGCCACCGGCTTGCGGGGCGATAAAATCCGCGTTCATTGGGTAAGCCATCTAAATACCTCCTTGGTTTACACTAGGCCAAGCTCACTAAAGTTGGCGTCCTGTTTCGTAATAACGTAATTAATTATTACCTTTTCAGCCGTAGGCATAAGGACCAAAACGATCCTTGCTACAATCCTGCCAGACACTACGTCCTCGGGAGTCATGGATATGTTCAAGCCTACCTGCACGTCATAGCTGACGAGGCCACGGGTTACGACGAGGTAATCCAAGTATGGCTTGACAAGACGCTCAAACTCTCTCCATGTAACGTCGTCGTTAGGCTCGTCCTGGAGTTGTCCAACAGAAAACACAAGCTGCTTTTTAATCTTGTTGACCAAACGGCGTGAGGTCAGTCTGTTGAGCATCGAATTGGAGCGCAACATGGTCTTCTGTCCCATGATAAAGTAGGAGCTATCAATCTGCAATATCGGGTTGACACACCCCATCGTGTTGTCGCTCTGGAGGACCAAGACTTCGTGGTCAAGGGGTTGGTACTCAGTGCCCTTCACCAAAGGAGACAACGCTCCTCGGGTAATTCCAGCAGGTGCCCACCACGGATTGGAAATCTTGTCACTGTAGCTGGCAGCGCCCACGCACGCCGGTCCTGGGGGCAACGATACGTCCACGTTGTTGTAATGATCGGTGATCGTCACCCAATTCCAGTAGGTAGCGGCAAAGCTCGTATTGACGTTGATCGTTTCAGCGTGGGCGCTGGTACCACGCCAGAACTCGTCGATACCGTAGGGCGGTGGCGCTCCTGCCTCCGCTACTGAGAAACTCGGAGGGGAATCGAGGACAACGATGAGGTCTTGCCGCGTGAGCGCAATGTCGATCATTTCTTGGTAGACCCCAGCCGTCAACGCTTGGGGCGCACCCGCGTTCTTGTAATTCGGGCAAACGATAAAATCAATGTTGGGGAGAGAGTCGCATGAGTTCAAAAGTTGCAATCCGGTTTTGGCCGCGCCCGTCGTCCCGATGTAGTCGTTCTCATCCACGGTAGCCACGCCATCATTGCCCCCTGCCAGCGGAGTCCGGGCTTGTGGGACTGTCACATTGCCCCCACTCCCAGGGATACCGACCACGTAACCGGCTAGGTCAGATTTCAAAATCAGGGTAGCGATGTCCGTGGCGCTGTCTACTAGGATGTTGTCAACTACCCCAAGTTCCATTCCGCCGGAAGCGTCCCCTCGATCAAGGGTAATTTTGTAATACCCTGTGCCGAGCGTCCCAGCCGTGATGGTAACATAGAACTTGTCACCGTCAGTTCCATTGTATTTGGCTTTGATTTGGGGGGCAACGCCAGCAGACACCGCCAATGCAAGTACTGATTGTGCCTCGTTCCCGTCGCCTACTCGAATGAACTGTAGCGCCTGTCCACGTTGGAAATAAGACCTCGCTGCCATGTAGGAGTTGGAGTCTACGATAGGGCCTCCAAATTCTTGCGCGTACAAGTCTTCAGTTGCCACACGCCTTGGCGTATTCATCGGACCCCACGCCGCCGTTCCGAGCATCGCAGTTTCAGTACGCCCAAGACCTGCGATGAAAAATGATAGGTCAGTTTCCTCGTGGTAGACAAGACCCGGAGCGTATTCTTGGATCGCCATGACTAATCCTCCTTAGACCGTTTCGACGGCGCGTTCGCTAAAGGCCAGACCCTCCGCTGTGAGCAAGAGGTCAATAATGATAGTTTCAGCGGCGACTGTCGGCTTGTAGTAGTAACGTCCATGTACCCGGTGCTGACGTTTTTCAGCCGCCGGATTCAAAGCTGCACTGCACTCGAATTGAAGATCACGCGCCCCACGTTCACTCTTAATGAAGTCTGCCACTGGTTGCAGATTACGCTCCAACTCTCGGAACGTGTGATCGTCATTAGGATCGAACTGGACACGGCGTGCCCCGCGTTCAGTAAATCCTCTCAACGTGAGCAAGGTACGTCGTACCTCTACCCACATACGCGCTGTGGTGTTGGTGTACAGAGTCTTTTTGCCGTTAATCATGACCCCATTGCGATGGATCAGGGTGTTTACCTGACTATCGGCGTATACCTGCTCAATTTCGGCGTCCGAAAGAGGCATCCGCGTGCGAATCGCGGTAGGCAGGATTCCACGACGCGGCCCAGCCGGAGCGAACCACGGCCACCGTACCCGGTCATTATAGGCGTAAGCTCCAGCAATGTGCCCGCTGGTGGGAGTCCATACGGGGTTGATTTGCTGCGCGGAGTCCATTTCAACCCACGGCCAGTAGAGCGCTCCGAACGTTTTGTCTTCATCGGTACCCGCACCCGAAAGCGTCCCGATCCAACTCACGATACCCGAGGCGTCAAGCGCGTCCGGGGAGTCGGTGATCGCAAAGCAATCCCCCCTCTCGTAGGCGAGGTCCAACAGGTAATCCATGACCGTGATCTCAGCGTAGGCGTCGGGGCAGATAACGATGTCCAATGGGTACTCCCGGCGGTTGCGGAAAATGTTGAGACCCGTGCGCGTGTTGTTGACGGTCGTACCGATAAAATTGGAGGCGGTGGGCGCGGTGTCACCGTTGTCGCCTCCAGCGAGCGTTCCATTTTGCGGGTCGTCGATAGTTCCACCGGCAGTCCCAGCCACGGCCTCTACGTATTGACTGACTCCGTTGATCGCGGCGATGAGGGCGGCACCGTCGGAGCCATTGGAAAGATTGTCGTAAATCTCTACCGACGCTCCGAAATAACGTATCTCGATTCTAACAGTGGCTCCTCCCGAAGACCCCGTGGTAACGTACACGTCGAGGTCGTGTCCCCAGGTTCCTTCAGACACTGCCCTGATTGATGGGGAACTGCCTCCTCCAGAAACGGCCAAAGCTAGTAGCGCTTTTGCTTGGCTGCCGTCTCCGACGCGGACGAATCGCAGGGTATTGCCGTGGGCAAAAAACGCCTCTGCTGCGTAGTAAGATTGCAGATTGTTCCCATCAGGCGGTCCGAAAATTCGAGCGTAGTCGGAAATATTCAATATCTCCGTGGCTACGTTGAACGGGCCTTTGCTGGCAAGGCCAGCCATCCCGAGGATTGTGGTCACGTTGGGGACGACGAACTCAGTTGCGTCGAAAACCCGCGTGAACACGCCTGGAATCCTGTAGTCTGAAAAACTCATTTATCCGTCCTCCTCGTCGCCCTTGTTTTTGGAGGTCTTTGCTTCCTCAACCTCTTCTTCTAAGTGAACGCCGAACAAATCGGGACGTTTGAGCATGTCCTCTACTTGCTGACTAAGTTCACTCTTGGTTACCGGGAGCGACGACAGTGCGCGTAGACGTTGCGGCGTCAACGTTCCCTTTTTAGAGAGCATGACAACGCGACTTTCGGTTGAACGATTTACCAAATTTAGTTTTTTGTTTGCCACGTTTTACTCCTTATCTTTGATCCGCTGGAACAGCTTGTCGCGCCGTTCAGCGCTCACGGACATCCGGGGATTGATTTCCTGAACCAGTGCTTCGAGAACTGGCTGGTTAGGTTTTCCATCTCTCCCCAAATTGTCGCCTCCTTCGATCATCTCTTCCATGATCTTGATTACCAGAGCGTCCCCTTTCAAGCCGTCATAAGGGTTATTCTCGTCGTCAGGCTCGGATGCAACGTCTTCTCGCTGCGCAGTCTCGGGCTGATCGGCAAGTGGGGGGTGATCTTCGGTTACCGCTACCTTGCTTTTTTCCCTGGCGGATTTTTCCCGGAGCTTTTCTTTTTTACCGGCCTCTTTCTTTATTTCTTCGGGATCAATGGACTTGGGTCCGGGAATTGGAGACGGGTCAACCTTGTGTACTTTGAGGAGCTTTGAGTCAATCTGTGTTTTCATCAACTGACCTATGTCCATGTAGCTTTCCAGTTTCAAAGGCTTTCCCGGAAAAATTTTGACCTTGCCTTCTTTGGTGTCGCTATCCAGCGGCCTCCCGCACACGTTAAAAATTTTGATAGCCATGAAATTAACCTCCAACGCAATTAGTGTTTAAGCAACCTAAGTCTTCACCGCGCTCGGTTTCCAGACACGCAATGATTTCCTTTACCGTGGCTTTAGATTCAAGTTGGGAAGCAGTCGGCCAAATCCATGACTGACCCTCGAATGTGGCTGTCTGACGTATCAACGTTCGATCTTCCCCAGGTTCAAGGTCGCTTGTGTCGTCAGGACCACCCGTTAAGAATAGTCCCATGTACTTATTTCTGAAAAAGTCGTCAACGTGGACTGTGAGGTATTTTAACTGCATCCTAAAGTCGTCGTGGAACTGGATGATCCACCGATTCATCTCGGTCATCTTGCGTGTCCAGAAATCAACTTGGTAAGCAATATTAATAGGAATCGGTCCAGGTGA